AATAATCTTTAAGTCAACAAGCGCTGACTTCGACGGTGTTGTTGCAAATGAAGGTAAGCATGTAATTTACCCTGAATCCATCGTTGGTACAAGTGCTAATTGTACTGTCGGTAAAATGCAGACCAAGCTTATGTTTACTGATGCTGGTTGGGAAACTTCTGGTATGCCAGTAGTTGAATCAAGAGCTGATTACGACTATGTAAAGATTTTGGTTCCGTCTAGCGCAACATTAGATGGTCAGGGCGACATGACAATCAAGTTCCAGGCAGTAAAGGATAAGTTTGACCCAGAATCTGCAATTGGTTTCAAGGATCTTTTCGAAAATGGTAGCGAATATTTCTATCCTGCTGGTAAGTTCAGTGCTTGGGCTGATCCTTATAAGGAAGGCTATGGCTATACTGATGCCGAACGTTTGGAAATAATTGACTGGGACGATCCAGAAATCAAGAAAACCTATTTCGTAGATACTTGTTCTTTGTCTGCTGATGACAATGTTTCTCTTACCGGTTATGCTTATGGCGTTAAGTATACAGAATTTAATCAGGTTGATCCGTCTTATGACATTGCAGGTACATCTGAAAAATCTGATACTCACATGGATGTAGTTGATTGTGCAAACATCAAGGACATGTATGACGGTAAAGATACTAACGAATATGAAGACGAATACGGTGTTGTAAAACCAGCTAAGGAAATTGCTGTAGCATTACTCGATAATCTCGGCATTACTGATATTACTGACGTTACAAATTATTTCTATATCAATTACTTTAGCCCACGTGATAATCATCATATTGAAAAACTCGTAAAGGAAGACTTTACTAATAAGGAAACAGTTGATACTAATATAGAAGATAAGCTTTTCATTCGCTTTATCGATAAGGATGGAAAGACTCTTGAACTTCGTAGTGTATTCAATATTAAGAATGGTGAACCTGCATTGATTGACTTGCCGATTCAGCAAGATACAATGATTGAATATGGTAGTGATAAGTATTATCCTAATAATATTGTTGCTACTCCGACTTCTTACATTGTAAATTCTGTCGATAAGACTTATGCTGATGGTTATACTGTTAAGACTGAATCTGATGATGAACCAGGTAATGGTGATATTGAAAAGTATCAGTCCGTATTTACTGACCAGTTAGTTATCGCTTCTATCGGTCCTGGTGAATATGGTAACGATATCGGTATTTCTATCATCACAACTGAATGTGCTGATATTCCGGCACTCCAGGGAACTTATGGTTTCAACTGGAAGTGGAAGTATGACGATGAAGACTTGGTTAACAGTGATACCAGTCCATATTATGAAAATGAATTAAACTTGACTTGGAAGAAGGTCTTTAAGATTAACGTTTATATCAAGAATAAGAACCAGACTGCTGAAGCAGCATGGGGCACTGGTATGGATGCTCTTCTTAAGATTCCGGCAGAAAGCTTCTTGGTTTCTACTGACCCATATGCAAAGGATGAAGAAGGTAATAGTCTTTATGCACCGAACGTAATTAACGGCCATTCCGATTACATTTATGTTTCTCGTGCTTCTACTAATGATGCAGTTGACCGTGTTGGTAATTATGCACAGCCTGTTCAGACTTTCGCAATTTATGGTTTAACTGGTGGTAAGAATTCTACTAAGGACAATGTTTCTGAAAAGACCGCAGCACTTGCTCTTTATAAGGACCGTGTTCGTTCTCCGTTCGATATCTTGTTCAACGTAGAAGCTATCGACACCTTCAATGGTCGTCAGAGATACAATGCTCACCAGAGAAAGATTGCTGAACTTGCTGGTAATCGTAAGCAGGATATTGGTGTTGTTCAGGTAACTTCTAAGTCTTGTAAGACTGGTAAACAGATGGTATCTGAATCTAAGATGTTCACATTCAATAATGCATCTTATGTTGCTGAATACGGTGGCTATGATAAGTATTATAACGGTGATGTCGCTTCTTGGATTTACTTGCCGAAGTCAGTTGCTGGCGCTTGCGCTATGGCACACTGTGATACATTCGTTTATCCTTGGATGGCTCCTGCTGGTGTTGCTAACGGTACAATCCCGTATGCTAACGGTCAGTTGCTCCGCTTGACAGACGATGAAATCGGTGATCTTTATGACAATAACGTTAATACAACCCGTGACTGCGGTAACTATGGTGTTGTTCTCTGGGGTCAGAAAACTGCTCTCAAGAAGAATAGCCTCTTGAACCGTATCAATGTCCGTCGTTGCATGAACTACATTGAAAAGATTCTTGAACACATGATGACTCCGTATTTGTTCCAGCAGAACAATGTTAACACCAGAAGCTCTGCTAGAAACGATATCGACGCATTCTTACAGAGAGTTAAGGCTGCAGGTGGTATCGATAGATACGACGTCAGTGTAACTCAGGATGATGAAGACCCGACAATCATGAACGTCAATATCATTGTTTACCCGACAAGTGCTATTGAATTCATCGACATCAAGATTTACATCAATCGTCAGAAGGGTGTATCTATGGATGAAACTACAGGTCGTGGCTAATCTAAAATAGAGATTTAAAAAGGTGTGGCTTTTGAGCCACCCTTTTTATTTTATAAATAATTAGAGGTTTTATGATAGATTATACTATAAAAGAAGAATATATAGAAAATAATTGGATATTTAAGGGAACTATAAAATTTGCAAATCCAATTCCTACAAGTATTATCCATACAGATGATTTTGCAATCAGAGTTGTCAATCCGGTTACTTTATATTCTAAGACTATAGTAGATATTCCAAGCAGTTCTGATGTAGAAATTTCATCAACTGAAGCTATGATAAAAGACCTCGGATATGATGCATCTGAAGAACAGACAAATGCTAAAATTTATGCAAATTTAATAAAAAATGGCGGACTTACTTATTTTATTGACAGTAATACAATAATTGTTTATTTAATGCCATCATATGTTTTTAGTAGTGATACAATGGTAGAAACCAGTTATCCTGGTTACGATATGGCACAAATAACTGTAACATTCAGATTAAATGACGTATTAGAAACAATTAATTTACAAAGTGGAATTTTACCGTCTATTAGACGTAGCAATAATTATACAATTTATAAAAAAGAAGGCACTGATTCAGTTTTTCCAGATGACAAGTCAAGAGTAATAAATCCAGAAGAACCTGAATCAAGTTGTTCTGGTTATAATTTTAATGAAACCTTTATAGAATCTGGTATTTCAACAAGTGCCAATTATAATTATAATAATACAGTTGATGGATTATATGTTGGACCGTCTGCATCAATATATGAAGCATCTGCATTAATCTATATGCCATTAGATAATTATAATATTGAAATCAGTTCTTATTTGTATGATCCGTATAAAGATAAAAAATTGTCGGCAGATTGTATAAGTGGTGAATGGAATTTTTCTTCGACTGAAATTTTTAATATAGTTCCGAATGAATTACAAGCTGAAGATTATTTAGATTTATTTAGTGCAATAAGTGGTGGATATTCTGCATCTTATAAAGTTGCTAATGTAACTCAGATAGTTGTTCCAAATCCAAAAGAGTCAATACAATATCAACTTAGATTGGAATGTATAGTGTCTGCTATAGATGATTAATAATAAAAACCGAGATTAAAAATCTCGGTTTTATTTTAACAAGGAGCTATTATTTAAATTCCGCGGATTGGTGTTTCTACTGTATCGCCACAGCAGCATTGACCATCTTTGCACTTATGACTGAAAATCTTAGTATCGGCGTCGACTTTTTGTGGCGGAAGCAATTTATGGGTATGACCGTCACCAGCAGGCTGAACTACACCATTATTAATAAAGTGAATATGACCACCAACGGTAGTTATAGGAGTTTCAGCATTTATATTTGAAGGTTCATTGATAGAATCACTAGTTCTACCATAACCAGTTTCATCATAAATCCAATATTCGTGATGGTGTGGACCCATTACAGGAGAACCAGAAAATACATCGGTAAGACCAATCTGGGATGTGTTTTCATTCATGGAATGTTGGATTTCTTCTTCTACGTATTTTGAAAAACTTGCCATTTTAAATCCTCTTATATCTTATTTATATATTTATGGAATAATTTTGATTTTTTGTTACTAATTTCATAAATAATATAAACGGTAATTCATATGAACGAAGGCTTATTTAAAAAATCATACACGCAGTATAAAAATGCAGTTTTAAAAGATTTATTAAGACGCGGACTTAACATTAAAAATCTTGGTCATAAGTTTGAAACTTATGTCAGGGATTTTTTTGTTGATAAATTTGATGTAAGTGATTGTGCTGATGTTGTATATTCAGCATTTCGTAAAGAATTACAGGCAGAAAATTTAAAAAAGAAAGAGGTAAAAATGAATTTAGATGAAGCAATAGCTATTGCAAAACGCTATGGTTTTAAGGTTGTCAACGAATCCAAAATGGATGAGAAGTATGGCGATGACTCTGGAACAGTTCTTACTCATGTCATTGCAGATTTTCTTCGTGGTGGCGAAAGAGGTGAACCAGCTCCAATTGAAAAAATCTATATTGCCAATGGCGGTAATCCAAATGTATCATTTACAAAGCAGGATGCTTTAAACGTAGTAAAGGCTGAATTTTTAAGTAAAGTCAAGGAACTCGTTGGTAATGGCGTATCTGCCGATAAGTATAATAATATAAAGGCAACATTGTCTAAGCAGAAATCTTACTTGTCAGCTCTTATCTATATCAGTGGTTTGATGCATTCTGGCGAAGGTAGAGGCGTAGCTGCTAAAAAAAGATAATATAAATCAATTTTAATAAGATATCAGGCATTATTAATGTCTGATATTTTATTATGAGCAATTTTTCAGATATTGAATCTATAAATAAAATATAAAGAAATTATTAGACAAATTTTGGAGGAATAAATGGATAAAATCCTAGAGACACTTTCCCAGAAGTTCTCAGTGGAAGAATTGAATGAAATTAAAAAGACATTCGAATCTGTCGTTGATGAAAAGGTTCAGGAAAAAGTAGATGCCGAAGCCAAGGTTGTCGCTAAGAAAGCTGATGAATACTGTCAGAAGAAAATCAACGAAGCAGTCAAGACTAAGACTGATGAAATTGAAAAAGTAGCAGGTAATTATTGTGAAGAAAAGTGCAAGGCTATCACTGAAGAAGCTGAAAAGCAGGTAGCTGCATATAAGAAGAAGCTCGAAGAAGCTGCACAGAATTATATTGCTGAATACTTCGATACAGAATTCAAGAAGAAATATGGCGAAGAACTTGAAGCTATCGAAGAAAAAGTAATTACCGGTTTGGACAAGTATCTTGAATTTAATATTAATGAAAAGATTAGCCCATCCCTTATCAAGAAAACCGCATTGTCCGAAACCTATGCTCCGATTGTTGAAGGCATTAAGCAGCTCTTCCAGGATGAGTATGTTCCGATGGACACAAGTGGTGCTAAGAAGATTCGTCAGTTGAAGCAGGAAAATGCTGAAATCAGACAGACTCTCAAGAAGCAGCTTGATGAAAACATGAGACTCTCCGAACTCGCTGAAACAATGGGCAAGAAGACTTTGATTTCTGAAAAGATTTCAACTCTTGATCCGGAACAGAGAGTAAAGGTTAAGAAGTTCTTCAAGGACAAGAGCCTCAATGAAACCAAGAAAGATATTGATGCTTATATTGACATGATTCAGGAACAGACTGACATCTATGAAAATATGAAGTATGAAAAAGCTCGTTTGTTCGAAAATCGCGAACGTCCCGTCCGTAAGACCGCTTACATCGAAGACCGCACAAAGAACGTCGTAGCTGACAGATTTAAACCCGTTCAACGTTCAATGACTGCATCCGAACGCATGATGCTCGGTGCTGGAAATCTCATTGATGAGGAATAAACAAAAAATCTGAATTTTGCAACATAAATAAAATATAGAAATTGTTGCTAACAATTTATAAACAATTTATTAGGAGAAACTTAAATGAAAATTACAAAGACTCAAGCTGGTATGATGGACCGCTGGCAGAAAGCCCCGGGTGGTCTCTCAATCACTGGCATTAAGGACAATCTCGTCCGCTATAATACTGCACGTCTTTTGGAAAACCAGCAAACTAAGAACCTCGGTTCTGAATTGCTCACTGAAGACTTCACTCAGGGTGTAGGTGCTCCGCTTGGCCTCGACCAGGGTATTCCACACGGTGGTGACGCTAAGGGTGTTTTCGCTCCGATCTCCCTTGCTCTCGTTCGTCGTGTATTCCCTCAGCTCTTCGCTAACGTTCTTGTTGGTGTTCAGCCTTTGACTGGTCCTGTCGGTCTTGCTTTCGCACTCCGTTACATCTATAAGACCAATAACCCGAACGAACTCGTTGAAGCTGCATGGAAGGCCGTTCCTCGCTTCTCTGGTTATACCGGTTCTACCGCTAATAATGATGGCGAATGGGATGCTGGTACTGGTGTTGATACACAGTCTGCTGAAGGCTGGAAGATCACTGGCCCGACATTCGGTTCTGATGATCCGTCCGTATCTCGTAAGATGCCGGAAATTGGTTTGATGCTCAGCCGCCAGTCCATCGTTGCTAAGACTAGAAAGCTCGCTGCTTCCTTCTCTCTCGAATCTGCTGCTGATATCAAGGCTATGCAGGGTATCGAAATGATGAACGAAATGATCAACGTTCTCCAGGCTGAAATGACTGCTGAA